TGAGAGGAAATTCTATCATAGTCAGCCTTAAGCATAACTTTTCCATTAGCAAGAACTAAATGTTTTGACTGGTCAAGCTTAAATCCATCGTATGGATAAGTTGCATCATAATTAAATGTTGTAGATGTATCTGCATATCCTGGCATTCTTCCACCTTTTTGAAAGCGTGGTGCAGACTGATAATTAATTTGATCTAATGTTCCAGAATATTTAGCTGCTGCTTTTTTATTTACAACATATTCTCCTGGCTCAAGCATTGCAGGAACTTTATCTCCATCTCCAGAACCTGGAACCCAAGCAGAAGAATTGTTTGAATATCCTGGCATTCTTCCACCCATTCTTAATTGTGGGGTAGTTGGAGCTGCCAAAGGCATTTGTCTATTTACAAAAGCTGGATTTAAAGATATAGCATCTGCAAGATTTTGCTTATAAATTCCAAGTGCTTGGTTAAGTCTTTCAACACTTGATCTTTCTACATCAAAAGATCTAGCAAGTTCGGCTGTTGCCTTAGTAGCCATAATTTGGGTATCAGTAAGCATCTCAAACTTTTGAGTTGGAATACCTGCCATACGTCTACCAAGATTAACCATACCCATAGCACCCTTGCCAATATATCCAAGGAAGTTAGAGAAAATACCAACCATCATAATAATTGGACCAGCAATAGCAGTTAACCCTGTTGCCACTTTAATAAATGATTTTACTGGCTTTGGCAGGTTTTGGAAAAACTCAATAGCCTTTTGAATCTTGCCAGTAAGGTTTTCAAGAATTGGGGTGACTGCAGAAGTAATAGATCCACCAACAGAAATGAATTGTGCCTTAATTCCTTCAATAGCTCTCTGGAAACGCTTTGAAGAGCTGTTCATCAAGGTGTCCATTTCCTGATATGCTGTTGCTGCAAGCTCCTTATTTGATTTACCCATCAAACCAAGTACCGCATTTGTCTGGGAAGCACTTGCATTTAAGTTATCAAAAAGTGCTGAGATACGAGCAAACTGATATTTACCAAAAACATTTTCAATAACTTGGGCTTTACCAAAATCATCAAGAAGTTGTAGTTGCTGTTGGAAAGCAATAATTGTTGGCATAAGTTGTCCACGATTAGCTTGAACAATAGCATTAATATCAATGCCATATTGTTTTGCAGTTATCGATGCTTGCTTAGTTGGATTAATCAAAGATGCCATACCAGACTTTAGGGCATTAGCACCTTCTGCTGCAGAGATACCACCTTCTTTAAGGGCTACCATCAATAGGGATAAATCTTTTACGTCACCGCCAAGTGCTTTAACAACTGGTCCAGCTTTTGGAATTGCTGTTGTTAAATCTTGTAGAGAAAGAGAAGTTTGGTTTTCTACTGCGTTAAGGAAGTTTACAGAACTAGCAAGTTCATCAGTACTTATCTTAAAGGCATTCTGTAAAGACAAAGTTGTTTTCATTGCGTCTTGGTTTGAAACATCACCAAGTACAGCAAGACGAGTTGTTTCTCTAAGTGAGGCAAGAAGTTTTTGTCCCTCTAAGCCAGTTGCTGCAAGGTCGGCAGCTAGAGATGCTGTTTCTTTTGCTGCAATTCCAAATGACTTTGAAAATTCTATAGCAAGATTACGAACATCATTAACCATACTATTAGTAGACTCAGAGGTACTATTCATCAAGTCGCTTCCATAAACTTTCTGGAAGCGTGTAAGTTCTGCATCTACTTCACGGAAAATCTTAGATACTGCATTTCCATAAATAGTTAAAGGAACGGTAAGACCAACAGTAATCTGACGACCAGCCCATTGGGTATTCTTACCAAAGTTAATTAAGTGGGTAGTTCCATCTTGAACAAGACTATTAAAGATAGACCACTGTTTTTGAGATACAGCAAGTTGGGTATTAAAATCTTTAAGGTTAATTGTTGCAGGGGTAATCATCATACCCATTTGCTTTCCATCCATACCCTTGCCAAGAGTCACAAGTTGTGACATTTCTCTGGCTACTTCACGAACAGCAAGTTTATGTGCATTTGATGAACTTGTAAATGCTCCAATAGCTTCTTTGGCATATTCTTTTAGGGTAAGTTTTTGCTTTAAAAGGGATTGTCCAAACTGATCAACAGAGTCAGTAAGTTGAATCATCTTGGCATTGTAGCCACCGATTTTTCCAAGATCAGATGCAAATGCACCTGCAAGGTTTGATTTTAATCCTACAGACTGTTTATCAAGATTTTGTAATGTATTGTTTAATAGGTTTGCCTCAGCAGTAAGCTTTTGCATTTGTCCAATAACTGGACCAAAGTTAGCTGAATAATTAAATTGGGCATTAATATTAGCCATTTATATTTTCCAACCCCAATACTTCATAACCAAGACCATCACTTGCACTTATGCCAAACTCTAAAGCATAAGACGAATTATCGTCTCCTCCCAATCTTCTTTCTGCTCTTGCACTAACCTCTGAAAGACTTGATGGAGCATCTGCAGACGACTGGCTTGAACTGTTTTCAGACAAGTCAATTCCTTGGATGGCAGCTAAAAACTTATTTTGACGATTTTCTTTGTCATGCATTGCACCTAATGTAGCTATCAATTCTTGCATAGAAAGACTTGATTCAAGTTCATCATAGTCTTTCCAGTGACCCAGAAGGAAAACTTCCGATTCTAGGGCAGCTAGGTCTAGTTCATTCCAGCTAGTTCCTGAGCTGCCGTTAGCAGGTTTGGGTCGTTAAGCTTGATATCTGCAGCAACCTCCAATATTTTATACATAGATTGAAGATCTAAAGCCTCTTCTAGCTTTTCCTTTTCAGAAATCTCTGGTGCGAATTGTTTCATTGCAATGGATGTGCATTCAAGCAGAAGGTCTAAAAACTCATCTTCTGTAGTTTTTGTTTCAACTTCTCTCCACTTCGTCATAACCTGACGTAGGTTCTTTAAGTTTAATGGTTTTACAGTAATGATTGTTCCATCCTGTAGTTCCATTTCGATTGATTCGTAAATCTTGGTAGCCATTTTTCTCCTATGTTGTTCCTTTGTCCATTATAGCCTACTATTTATTATGTAAAAGCAATATGGTGGGTATTTCTACCCACCATATTACACGATATTTAGTTATAGATTAACCAACGTATAGACGGTCAATTACTTTTCCGTAAATTGCGTTACCATCAACTGCTGTTGAAGAGTCGGATGGAAGTAAGCGGAATGTTACAGGGAATACTGTAGCTTCATTACGCTTAATACCTACAGAAACTGTTTCCATAGATAGAGCACGAGCACCTAGATAGATACGCTCTACGACTGTTCCACCGTTAGGGCTGGTTGTCAGAAGTGATTCTGGACCAGGACCTACAATAAGAATAGAACGCTCTACTGGAGCATATCCTAGAGCACCACCATTAAGATCCAAGATCTGTGTCTTGCCCTTAGATGAAGCGTGAGTGCTTGTTGCTCTAAGGTCTGAAGCTTTTCCGCCAAGAACAACAAGGAAGTTTTCCAATGTTGCTTCTGTAAGAGTAGTCTTAACCATAACTTTCTGACCTTGCTTGTAAATCTTAGCAACGTCTAGAAGTTGGTCAACCTGCACTTCACCGTAATCTGGTTCGAATGAAAAGTCTACACCTTCCGATGTAAAACCAACGTGATCAAACGCTGTATCATTTACGTTAGATGGGTTCTGGTATGTACCTGCTGTGTTGTCAGCATATGTTGCTGGCGACTTAGGAATATCAGTGATTGTTTTTTCAGTACTGTCTGCACCGATGTAAAGAACACCAGCACCAACAATAATATTTTTTGAATTATTAGCCATTTTTTTATTTGCACCTCCTGCTTTTTGTTGATTTAGCTTTCGGGGGCTTCCTCAATATCTATTTTACCACAAATCTCTTACGAGCGTGAATACTCATAGGTTACATATAGAGTTGAAAGATTAAGCCCAGACTCTAAGCCAACAGGCTTTTTCTCATCTAGGGCATATTGCTCTTGACGAACCTTGATATACTTAAAGTTAATTCCAGTATCTTTAATGTGGTTATTTATCTCAAATGCTGAGATATCAAACTTGCTCAAAGAATCATAGATAAAGTTTTTTAGGGGATATAGTTTGTCCCAAGGTCCTACTATAGTAAGAGTTGCCTCTTCCCTAATTAGTGGGAATGTTTTGGCTTCCACCCCAGTATAAAGGAAATCATATAAGATATAAGGGTTTGGGTTGGTTATAGCATTTGAGTCATTGATAGCAAAAATGGGCTGAATTGTATAGGCATCTGTATCCCATACTGTACTAGAAAGCTTTGTACTTCCAGTAACCTGACCTTTAGCCAAAGCCCAAAGATAATTGCCAATTAACATAACTGGTAATTTTGTATAATCTGGCATTACTTTGATCTCCTAGCGATTCTATTTGCTGACTCTTTAGCCATTCCAGAGCTATTAAGATTTCCAGAAGAAATCCTAGATAGAGTAACTTCTGATTCTTTAAACATCTCTTGATCAATTTTATCATAAAAACCAACATCTTCTAACATCATTGCTGCTTGCCTATTCATATAGGAATTGAATGTTCTTTCAAATGCTCCTGAAACTGCAGTACCTCCAGGATTTGGAACATAGGATTTTTTTGTAAATACTTTTTCCCCATCTACATCAAAAACAAGGTACTTTCCATTTCTTGGTCTAATAGTTATTGGATTACCATCTTCCATTACAAAAGCTCTTTTTCTAAACACCTGACCGCTTCTCTCAGGCACTGTAGCGTCTTTAAAAGTATATTGTATACTTGGATTACCAGAAGTTGCTGTAATTGTATAATAAAACAATCTAGCATTTGCATTGCCTATTTTATCGTTTTCATAAATGTGGTGAAAAGATGTACTATCTCTTCTTGCTAAGTTATCCATATAAAATCCAAAGTATTGACCAACAATGTTTAATCCATTTTTGATTATTTGACTTTTATTTTGTGGATTATTGTGAAGCTCTGTAAGTGTTTCAGTATGGTATCTTGCTGTGGCTATAATCTTTTGAGCCATCTTACCAGTATCTACTGCCATATTAAGCTACTTCTAGTGACTGTATTTCTTGACGCTTTAATACCGTTTCATATTCTAGAACTTTTCCTAAGTAGTCAAGAAGCGGTGTAGTTCCAGATGGTTCAAATATTGTTGCTCCATCTAATCCACCTGCGGTATTTTGGATATAATCTTCTTTCCAAATATTTCCCTCAGAGTTTCTTATTGCAACAACACGATACTCAGTGGATATTGGATCTGCAGTTCTAATCTTAATAAAATCTTTTGTTATTGTGATATAGTCTTTTAGGTCTACCTGTGCTGAGTTTCCACCAAGTTGTGATCCAAGAATACCACGAGCATAGCAAGATACTGTTTTTTGAAGAGCCCAAGACTTTGTAATCATTCCATTTGTTGCATTACGGGTAGTGGTTGGCTCATAAATATCTGCAGTCATTGTATATGTAGAATGGGCTAAACAAGACATTTAAATCGCCTTTAGATTCCAAACCTTATATTGAGAAAGTAATGAGTCTACATATAGGTTTCCAGTACCATTTAACATTCCATCTGCAAACTGAATATTAAAGGAATCGTTTTGAATTGACTTTAAACCCTTATTTCTATAAATAGAATCACTGCAAAGAAAATCATTAATAAGTTCGTATACTGCAATCTTAATATCTTCTGGAACTGCCTTCCATCCATATTCACCACGAACTAAATATGAAGAGTCTTTTCCAAAATATGAAGGGTTTACTAAAGGATTTTGATCTACCCATTCAGTAATATTTACACCTTCTGAAACTACTTTAATGCCAAACTTGCTTGGTGCTATTCCTACCGTTGCCCCAAGTAAGTCAATAGCTGGTTCTTCTGTGGAATCATAAATTACAAGGTCATCGGATGTGATCTTATCAAATGATTCAATTCTTTGACCCAAATGCAAAAGGTCGGTATTTTGTCCATAAGCACCTACTGTCTTATATTCAAACTTAAACTCATTTGAAGTATAGGCGTTAATTAAATACCTTGCTTTTCTTTCAAGCTTTTCAACAAAAGATTGAGGCTTTCCAGATAACACATTAGTTTCACCAGTTGAAATATTTTGAAAATAAGAAGATATCTCGCTATATGTTGCATATGGTCTTTTAATTATAATGTCAACATTATCTGTTGAATATGCGTTTATTTGTATTGATTGTATTTCAACAACCAGTGACCTGTCATATTTGCATATATCACTATTTAAGCTAATAGTATAACTAGTTTTTCCTTCATTTGAAGCCGTATGTACTCCTGACTGCGTTCCACTTGTGTTAATTTTTGTTCCAGCAATAGCATTTGCATAAGTAGTTGAAAGATTAAATGTATTTAAAGTTCCTGGAACTGGAGGATCAATATAAACTGGATTTGTTACATAATAAATAGTATTTGCAGTTAATCCAGTTGGTAATGCTCCAGTTGTAGAAAATTTAACAGCATCTCCAATAACGTAACTATGACTGTCTTGCGTAATTACTGCAGGAGATGCAATAGAAATTGTGCATATAGAAGGAATATCTGTAAAGGTTATTTCTTCATACTGGATATAAGCATCATTGGTGTTATCATAAACACTATAAACTATGCTAGTTGTATTTTGTGGGGCGGTATAGGCAAAACTAGCAGTTCCTAAATCATTTACTAAAACTTCCATTTAAATACCATAGAAAGATTGTACCTCTTCCTTGGTAGCCTCCCTTACTTCACTTGCTTGGTTGGCTAATATTTGCTCTGCCAGCGATTTGTTAACAAGGACAAAGGGCTCTTCCATATCAAACTTAACACCGTTTCCAGCGTAATATCCACCACGTTTAATAGCCATAGTTAAAAGAACTTTTTCTTCTTTTGTAGACTCTACCTTTGCCTCTTGTATCTTTACCTTAACTTCTTCTTTTGTAGGACCGTCTTCATAGTCAAACAACGATTTTGATGATTCTTCATACATTTCCCAAGTAACTTTAGCCTCTTCAATAGCTTCAATAATATCTTGTTTTCTTGCATTCTTTGATATTTCAATATCAAACGATAGACATAA